CTGCGACGATTTGTCCGAACTCAGCAGCACGTACAGATAAGCGTTCACCATATTTGTCGTCGATGTTTGTATCGCCCAACAAGACGATACTATCATCTCCGCAAACAACGATTGCAGCTTCACCTGGACGTAATGGTCTAGGTTCTACAACGATTCTATACCCGAAATCCATTAGAGTTCGAGTATGAATTAAGACGTTGACCATACCCTCTAGATCATGCGTTGGGTATAATCCTGACAAGAAATTAACCATGTCGTCAGGCACCCATAGTTCATCTCCTACTAGAACAGCTTGTTCAAATAGGTCTTTGAACCAGAAGACGATCTTCATTATCTGAGCATAAGGAATATTAAACCATTGAGATACACAAATAAGCGCTTTAACTGTAGCGTCATAACTGTGATGTTGATCCATGGCTTTATAATCTTTACCTTGACAAGATTTAGCTTGATATTTCAAGATCTTTTTGGCTAAATAAAGATCACCTTCGTTACTATCAAAAGGCATTTCTTCCCAACGTTCAAATAAATGATGTAGGAACATCGCCTCTCGGTAGTAGTTAGCGAAAGAGTCCATAAATATGTTTCGATATTTATTATCTTTCAAACGCATGCCGGCAATGGTAGGGTCGATATTGTATGGAGCAGCGATAGCTGTCTTGATTGCATGCGATGCAACTCCAGGAGTTCGACGATCACCAAGGAAGGTTAAACCTCCTATTGAACGATGGTCACCTTTCCAGAAGTTGTACAAATGGCGAGGTGATTTCTCAATCATCTCTTCACCATTAAACTGCCATGGTTGGCATAAAGATGCCAAATATGATGCAGCAGCTAACCAATCATCTCCAGGATCCTGATCAACATGAACTGTCTCAAAGTACTCAGGTAGCTTTGTAATGAGCTGAGCCATAGAGAATTTACCGCCTTGACGGTAGATATATTTCTTAGTGGCCTTAAGCTCAAAATACTGCTCACATGAGTCCTTGGTATTATCGCACTGCTTAAGTAATCGTTCCCATCGCTTCTCATTCTTAATAAACTTAAGATATGGAAGGTTTGGAACGTTTTCCTTATATCCAAAACGCTTTCTAGCATCTCGTGCAGCTTGGTCAAGAGTGTCTGGATTTAGCTGATCCTCTATTCCATACTGAATTTTAACTGTAGAATAGCTCAATTATTCATCACGCTCCATTGCACCAGAATAAAGCATGAATCCTAAATGATGATATAGTGAATCATTAAGTAAGGCCCAGAATGCATCATCACCTTCAATAAAATATATTGAATCATAGTCATGAAACATCATAAATCCCTTACTAAAGTATTCTACTGTAACTTGTGTCATTGCTAATGCAACACCATACTCAACAATCCATGCACCTGATAGGTTACATTGATATATTGAATCGAAATAGCAATCAAGATCGTTCAAAAGCATATAACAAGATCTTTCTGCCAATGTTAGATTATTCCAACCACCAGATGTTTCCATCTTCTTAGTTAGAATATCTAATACGTTCTCAATAAATGCCATTCCGTCACTTGGTCGAGTCTTTCCATGATGGGTAAATAACACATCCATGTTTAACTCAATAAATGGTGTAACGTCTTTAAGGGTAGAGATACCATATAATCCGATAGCTGGTATATTGTCGCACAATGCGTCAATATCAACTTCTGCATCAGAGAGTGGTGATTTGCAGTTCTCGTGAGAATAATTAATTACGCCCATAGAATAAACTGCGACATCAGTGAACTCTTCAGTATTGAAGTATTCCGTAACATTATCGTGAACCCTAGACTGTATTGAATACATGTCTAAAGACTTACGTGGGCTCCACGTAGCCTCAAATACGCGGTGTGCACTTGCGTGCTCAGAAACAAGTTTCTCCATTGTTGATTTATATTTTATCATAATTAACCTCTTTCCGCCTTTCGGCATTTGTCAACAAATGTGGCATACAAAAGGAATAATTTGCACGCCTCTCGAAATAAAACCC